CAATGCGATTCGAGAATTAAAAATAAAAAATACTAAAGATAAACAACAAATAAATGAATTAAATATAAAACTTAAAGAAAGTAAAAATTCTTTAATTTTAGAAAATGATACATTTAAAAATAAATTAAATGAAAAAGAAAATCATATAATCATACTATCAGATAAAGTTGGTGCTTTAACCGAAACTATTCAAGAAAAATCTTCTTTAGAAAAAACATTATATAAAGATATTAAAATTAATAAAAATGTAAAACAAAAATTAAAAGGAAAAAAAGAAGAAATTACAAATTTAAATGAAAAAATAAATTTATTATCAAAAGAGATAAAAAATCTTTCAAATTTATCATATGAAAATTCTATTTTAGAAACTAAATTACAAAAAGCTGAAAATTTTGAAAATAGTTTTTTAAAGGTAGATGAATATAAAAATAAACTTAAAATTAAAGATAATAATATAGAAGAAAAAAGACAAGATTTATTGGAAAGTATAAAACAAATCAATAATTTAAGTACAAAAATTAATAATTTACAATCAAAAAACAAACACAATAATGAAACAATGGAAGATTTAAAATCTACTGTTAAAGAGAATAAAGATTTATTTACTTCACAGAATAATGATTTTAAAAATATAATGAATAAAAAAGATAACTATATAATAGAATTAAAAAAAGAGTCTGAAACACTTTCTGAAAAAGTTATCGTATTGTCTGATTTAGCTAAAGAAAATAATATTTTAGAAAAAAAATTACAAGAAGCAGAACAATTTCAAGATGTGGTTAAAAATAATAAAAATAATTATCAAGTAGTTCCTCAAATGAAATCAAAAATTTTAAATACAGATAATTTAATTTTTAAACTTAAAGAAATTTCAAAACAAAAACAAGGATTAAAACCATTAAATTGGCAACAATGGATTGAAATACCAGAGAGTAATTATTTAAATGAATTAAATCACAATATAGCTTTAAAATTATTTAATGAAAACAATTCTTTATTTTTAGAAGATGAAAGAAAAAAATATGATAAACACTCTACTATGAATTTTGCACCTGATTTAAGATTAGTACCATTAACAGTTAGTGGTTTGCAAGGTTATTATTCATCCCAAGTGTTATCAAACACTTTTTCTGATGGTGATGGTGTAACTCAATGGGATGATTTAAGTGTAAATAAAAATCATTTAACACAAGGTACTGCTAATGCACAACCTGAATACAATGCTTCAAAAAATAGTTTACAATTTAAAAGAAATTTTGGTGCTACTCAAATAGACCATATGGATTTTACAACTGGTTTAACTTTATCTGAATTTACATTATTTTTTGTAGTTGATTTTACTGATGAGAATCGTCAAGTGTTATTACAAGATACAGATAAAAATGACTTGATTGAGATTTTATACCTTAATGCCAATAGAGCACGACTTAAAGTAACTGCTAATGATGGGACTAATAGTGTATCTACACAAATTGCACCTGATGACGGTACAATTGTACAAGGCACAAAACTTTTATTAACTTGTAGAAAGAAAGCATTTAATAGTGATGATGGATTTGGACAAGTGGAGTGGTTTATAAACAAAACATCATTAGGAACAAATGATGATTATGATGAA